CGTCTGGCCCAGTGCGCTCATCAGGTGAGATGTCGCCAGCACTGACGCGTGCCATCAGAGTAGCCTGCTCCAAATTAAGGTTTGGGTAAACCTCTTGGTAGTAAGCTAACCATTCTTGTACTGACCTGTTACGCGGGTCTGCCATTAGACTGCCCCCTCACTCTGTGCTTCTGCGGCTCCTTGGGCACCAGCCGGGAAGTTGCCACCTTCTTCAGGAGGTGCCACACTGGAGGATACACCTCCTAGACCACCATCCAACCCGGTTCCGGGCGGCGTGGGTTGAGCGCCTTGCGGCTGCCCTTGGCCCTGCATCTGACCTATCTGCTGCTGCATCTTCTGCATCTCAATCATCATCAACATCATGGTGGATTGTGCCCCCATGAAGTCTCCGCGTGACTGTTGCGCTTGGAAGACGCGCTGCAACTTGACCATTGGAAGGGCGTTAGCCCACTCCATCTTAATCTTCTCATCTTCAAGGTCTGGGTCTTCAACGCCAACCATCTCTTTGATGGATTGCTCACTGAGCATCGGCTCGCCAGTAGCACCCGGCTGTCGTGCAAGGTTCGCAATCTGGTAGCGCTGCGCGTCATCTGACGGGAAGATAGGTTCAAGCGTGACCATCGGATGCCACTCACCGCTGATGTCGTCAGGCTTAATCTTCTCTGGTTTGGGCATACCAAACTCAGAGCCGTAGCTATCCCGGCCCATTACATAGATAGGTTTGAACTTGTTAGTGAACTGCCCGTGCAGCCATTTGAGAATCATACGATAAGCATTTTCAGTTGACGTGACGTACGGCCAGATAACCGTTTCCGTAGACGCCTGTAACTGGTTGATGGCGAAGCCGCTGAGTCGGAAGCCCAACTCACCATGACTGGTGTGCGGGAATCCACCGCGCTGCTCCTCACCGCTAATGATTTGCATTAGAGGCAGGGCATCCTTCGGCATCGTCTGCTCAAAGAGTGGAGCCATCTTCTCCTGTGCGAGTGAGTCCATCGGCACGATAGCGCCGTGCTCTACTTGGTAGATGTCCTCTTCAATTGTCTTCTGCCCACCTGCTGACCAGTAGCCCAAGGGCACCTTAACGCCCCGGCGCACAATAGTCAGGAAGTCGGACATCGTCTTGTTGGTTATCGGAAAGATGTTCCTGTTAGGGGCAAAGATACTCTCGCCTACATTGATGTTGGTGTCGGTGTAGTGCACGTGCTCGGTTGGTTCCATTGACCCGCAACGCACGTAGAGCACAGGGCAGTACCCTATGTTGTGCGCTTGCTCACGCACAGCTTTCTCTTCCACGATGACAACATTCTTCTCGCTGTCCCAGAAGTCAATAACCTTGACCAACTGCTCTTCTGTGTCGTACCCATAGCGCTCTTTGGCAACACCCTTCGTCACCCACTTGGTGTTGGCTACCCATGACATGCCCTCATCGCCGTAGGAGAAGGTAGTGTGGTAGGCATCAAAGATGTCAATTTCTGCTGTGGTCTCACCCTTCTTGTTCTTGTTGAGGAGTACCCGTACGAAGTAGCTACCGCGCACGATAGAGTGCCAAGCCATAGCATCTCTCAGTGCGGGCAACCCCAACAGGAATCTGCGGTCGTCATTGATGACTAAACAGCCGTACAGGAAACGCTCAAGGTTGGCGGCTTTCTGGCGCTCATCGCCATGCAGCACATCCGGCGGTACTCGTATGATGAGTTTCGCGCCGTTGATGAGAGACATAGCTTTGTCTGCTAAGATGCGAGGGCCGTTGCTAGTGTAGCTGTAGTAACCTTTGCCAGCATCGTAGGGGCGAAGACGCCACATATCAAAGTCGTCTTCCCAACGCTTCCGGCGCTTAGACCACAGGCTATCTGCCCTAGCTGTGCCGTCTGCTAATAGAATTTCCTTTACGGTGTTCAACATTTTTACGCCTCAACTGGTTCAAGTTCTGCGGCCTTTATAACTCTCGGCTGTAAGCCGGAAGCAGACCGTGCCAACGTTTCGCGCGCCTTAAGCTGAATCTGCACACGCGGGTGAAGGTCGTCAATCAGCAGCACCTTCTCTGTATCTACCATCACGCAGACGATTTCGCCATCGCTCGTGATAACAAGCGGCAAGAGTTCCTTGATTTTGGCCGCTGGTAGTTTGAATAAGTCCGTCTTGGTCATCGTGTTCATTTGTGTCTCCTAAAAGAATTTAACAGGGGTCTTGCGGTTGATGGTCGGCGCGTAGCCAACTAAATCCACTAGGCCGTACGCAAGGGCTTTGCACGCATCGTTGTGCTTGTCCTCAGGCACGAAGCCGAGCACCCTGTTATCTTTGTCCATCTTCCAACTGTATACTGTGGTCTGCCCAGAGTGCGGGTTAGGGCACCCACCCATCTCCGAGATTAGGCCACGGCAGTTGGAGTTGATGAACAGCTTTGGGCGGTTAGAAGTTGGGTTTACTTTCAGGTAAGCTTTGCATACTTCAATACCATCCTGTATTCTTACTTTCTGTGAGCGCAGCAGCACGCCGCTTAGCTTGAGCCATGCTTCAGCCACTGACGGCATGGCCTGATGCTGAGTGCCGCCAATATCAATAGCCCCGCCCACAACAAACTGCCACCAAGGTTTTTGTTTCGCAATTGTTACCATCTCCTCTGTCACGAGGTTGTGCTCGTATATTTCGTCCAGCACGTAAATGCTGTCGCCCTTCTTCTGCACCGCAAGTACGGCGTAGTAGTGGGCATATCCGGGGTCAACCCACAGGTAGACCGGGAGTGTGGGGTCAAACTGAAAGTTCTTGTCAGTGCCAGTGTGAATGGCATTGCTGAACTCGCTGAATACTCTGCCCTTCGGAGGGGCAGGGATACCACCGCAGCGTTCCATGAACCATTCGTAGGAGTGCAACACCTCAAGGGCTAGGATTTCAGGGTCTTGCCTACCACCGGGATAGATGGCCAGATTAGACCATGAGGGCAGCGAGAATGATTCACCCATCTCCTGATTAGGTGCTTGCCAGCGGTTGAAGAGTTCAGGATACCAACCAAGCGAGGACTCAAAGGTTCCGCTGAGGAGCATCCAGCCCCGCTTCTCCGCAATACGTCCTCTAAGGCGAAGGTAAGTCTCGTAGTCAAGCTGCGAGGCTTCACACCCAAGGATTCCATCTGGTGCCTCCATCGCCAGTTTGCGAGGGTCTCTTGCAGATTTGGTAACAATTCGGAATCCTCCTGCCACTTCAATTTCACCGGGGTCAATATGATTAGTTGCTCTGTACGCCCACCCCAGTTTGTCAAGGCAGTGGCAGATATAGTCATACTCAGCGCGCGTCCTCTCGTAATCAGCGGCCACCAGCCAGTATAAGCTGCCCTCGTAGAAACGAGAGACAAGGTCAAGGGCGGAGGAGTACGATTTGCCGCCTCGTTCTCCTCCAGCCACAAGCCGAACTCGCGCGGTGGAGTCGTGCACCGCACGCTGTTCTATACTAGGGTAGTAGCCCAACTTATCAAAGATGAAGTCGCGCTGTGCTTTAGTTGTCACTCGCGGGTTCCTTGATGCGCTCAAAGTCATCCAAGAGTTCTTTGATTACATCAGCATTGGTACCAAGGTTGTTAGTAACCCATTCAGAAACAACCTGTTCTTTGGCCCAATCATGCTCGGCCTCTTCAATAGAGAGGGTGGTTTTGGTGGCGTCAAGGCACTGCCCAATGAGGCGGCGGCCACGATTGGCGTCTAAAGAAGTCATCTTGCCTGAGGATTCAATAAGGCGCACCATGTTGATAAGCATTTCTGCCATCGTAAGGTTATGCGTCTTGTCTTCCCCCTCGTCCACCAGCATGATTTGGCGGTAGGCGTTCTTAATTGGTTTCAGCTTGAAGGTCTTCATTCGGCTTGCTCTCCTTTTTGTCCTTAGATTTTACTTTGCCCTTTGTGGTCAGCGTTGTAGCCGCAAGTTTCGGAACCGACTCACCCCGGAACTTCTTGGCCCACAGTTCTTTGCCGACTGTGTCAGCTACCTCTTGGACAGTGTTCGTAAGTATTTCTTCTTTACCAAACAGTTGAATGGGCACCCCATTAACTTCAACGAGGTTGAAATCCACCTGCTCTGGTACTGTTGGTTTAAGTGTCATGTTCGCTCCTTAGTTGAAGTGCATCGCAATTTTGCAGAGCACGTCAGTGCCGCTGGTTTGGGACTCAAGGGCATGCCCACACTCGCGGAAGTGAGCGTCTAGTGCAGGGAGAGTGCCCCCTGAAGGGGCGGCTGTTTCAATGTTCACCCTCCCGGCTTGGTCTGCTGATACTCGCACCCAGTAGTGGCGGGTAGCTGCTGTGTTGTCTTCTATTAGTGCGTCCGCAATGCCCGCGATAACAACCCAGCACTCACTGCCGTCAGCAATGCCTGCTTCGTAGACTATGCCTATTGGGTCATAGCCATCGGCGTCACATGCTTCAAAGGCGAGGTCAACTGAACCATCCGGCTCAACTAACATGCCCTTAACAGAGGCAGCACCAGTCTTGTTAGTCATCTTGACTACGAACCCACCATCAGAAGTTACTCCTGTCAGGTCATCTACTATCGCTTGTACTGTCATGCTACACCACCGTAGTCAGACCCAGATTGTTCAGGGCTGTCCGTAATGCTGTGATTGCAGCGATTGATTCTGTCAGGTCAGTGGGCACGGCGCAACCTGTCTGCTGGGCAACGGGGATAGTGTTAAAGAAGCCAACATTTCCTGAGTAGCCTACTCTTATCCCGAAGCCATTGGCGTTACTGCCCAACTTAAATTCAGGGTCAGCAGCACCTTGAATCCTACCTACCTCTACCGCACCAACGCCAGTGTCCTTAGCGTTGAAGACCATGTAGTAGCCATCATCAATTCTGGCTGAGATTATCGCACCGTCAACTGCACCACGAATTTCAGTGTGGTAGATGGTGTTGATAGATAACTCACCAGCATTTGTGAGAGTCATTCTTGTCTGGGGTGTGCCACCACTTAGAAGATTCCAGCGTAGACCACCACTAGCTGCGCCAGCAGTATTGGCTATGATGTAGAAGTCCATGCTGCCATATTCAACTGTAGCAGGAGCGAGGTCACGCCCTGATACATTGATACTACCTACAATGTCACTTACTGCTGGACTAGATGAAAGTGAGGTCATGTTGATTAGAGCGCAGTTTGCGCCTGTCGCCGCCGCAGATGCGGTAATCTTCAGACCATGCCCGTTAGCGGAAGTGTTGACCAGTAGACTGCCAGCCCCCACATCCATCGTGAGGTTGCCACCTGAAGTAATCCCCATAGGATTGTTAGACCGAAGTAATGCAGCGTCATCCGCTGAATGGGTCATCTCAATGTAGCTGTCACGGTCAATGTCTACAACTGCTACAGATGGGAAGGTACGCCCGTTGAAGTGTGTAAGGTCTTGACCCCACATGTCTCTGTCACCGAAGACCGCTACCGGAACATTGTTTCCAGATTCAGTTGTGTGAGGTAGACAGAACATAACACAGAGGGCATTAGCATCTGCCTGACTGTACCCCATTCGGAAGTCAGCGGAACCGCCGAAGTCCAGAGGTACATCATCTGCATTGATATGAATTATCTTCGTAGTAGTCAAGGCACCAGTAAGACTTACAGTGCCATCCTCGTAGAACTTGTTTTCCTGACTGCCACCCGTTGAGAAGTAGCAAAGGGCTTGAGTTGCATTAGTCTGCACCCTAGCAACTTCATATGTGCCAGCGTTAGTCTTGAGCATGTAGTAGCCAGATGTGCCGCCAGTAGCTCGTAGACTACCAGCAGTATTCACTTCCCATACAGGGCCGCGAAATGCGGTGGACGCGTCCATGTTGCCAGTAGCCTGAATCGTTCCCTCTGTCTTGATAGTGCCACCAGCGCAGTAGATTGCGTAGTTGGCAGCACCCTCGGTGGGGGCAGCATTGATGTAGAGCGATGCGGCAACAGTGGCTGTGTTGCCACCAAGAGTTATGTTGGGTTCATCAATTCTGACCTGAGCCACAATTGCTGTGTTGCCTGCTAGTGTAATGTCAGTATTGAAGTAAGCACCAGCAACTGCAGCAGAAGCAGCAGCGTCACCTGTAAGGGCACCCTCAACCTCAACTTTGTAGCTGGCGGTTGAAGCATTGCCAGCAGTGAACGCACCACCAAACTTAATTTGGGATGCGTTATCGGCAGTAGCCCCGCCAGTAATGATGCCCCCAGTAAGGGTTACAGTGTTCGCGTAGACACCAAGCCAACGCAATGGGGTGCTGTCTTCACCTATGTTGTATGTGTCAGTGGTAGACGGGACAAGGTCGCCTGTTACAACACCTGTTACCACGATTGTGGTTGCACGGATACCAGCCCAGACGTTACCAACAACGCCGAGCCAATAAGTATCATTTGCAGGCGGCGAAAAGTCACCGCTGGAGAAGGCTGGTGCTTTGTGTATGACTCTAGTTGCCATTAAGCACCTTCCTTGCCACAGTAAGTAACCTCAATCGCGGAGGCTGTGGCGTTCTTGATGATGGAGAAGCGGGACATGTCTGTAGTGCCCCATACCTCTATGATGTCGCCGGGGTACAAGAGGTCTCCCAAGAGCGCAGTTGCGGTAGTGCCATCTGTGGTGTAGTTGGCAGTGTAGTCTCCTACGTTCTGTATCCGGGCATAGATAGTCCCAGCCGCCAGCACCTTAGCTGAGGTGAGACCAATCGCCGTGTTGACCGCCACCCGTTCACGGTCTAGTGTGTTATAAATTGCCATAGCTTTCATTCCTCCCTACTGGCATTTTCTTCTGACTCTTTAGGGAGTTCGGCTTTTTGGTCAGCCCCAAGTTTTCGGAGTTCGGCAAGTAGTTCTTGGGTCTTACCATCTTCAACAATGAGTTTGGCGTTGTCCCGGTATTCAGGACGGATGCCTTTCAGCATAAATATAGCAGCCACGGTGTTGCGGTCTCCGAGGAGTTTTTCCTCTAGGTAGTCTGCAACAACCTCTTTGGCTAGCTTGACCTCGGCGGCAAAGTTTTTGTCAAGCGCTTTCCAGTTGTGGAGTGTGGTAGCGGCGATTCCTGTGGAACCATCGGGCATCTCTACCACACGTGCAGCCGAGCGAAGGGTGGGATGCCCCCCTGTACACAGCAGTGCGATGACGCGCAGTTTGATAAGCCGTGTGTCTTCTTCGTTGTAAGAATCGCGCATGGGCGCTGATGCTGAGCGTGGTCTGCCCACTCGTTTGACTGGACTGCGCGGAAGAGTGCGAGGACGACCCACAGGCCGCTTTCCAGCGCTGGGGGCCGCCTTCTCACTTCCAGTCAGTTCTGCCGAGGAGGTCGGCACATTGTTAGTCATTATATAAGCACCTTGTCAATTTGATAGCCCTCTACTCCGAGGGGCAGGAGGATGCCCTTTACGCCGGGGGCTTTCTGCGGTTCAAAATATCTGATTGTACCAAAGGGCAGCACCACACAATTGAAGGCGTGGTAGCCTTTGTGGCTGGGGCCGATGGCAAAGCCGACTGTGTTGAGGCCGAAGAGTTCTTGCGCGCGCCAGAAGGCTTTGATGGCGAAGTAATCGCAGTCCGTTTTGTCTGGCGAGTAGTATTTTACTGGGGTCTGGAGGTATTTGATGATAGAGTTGA